CAAATTAAAGAGTGTCCGTCTTTATGTCTGATCAGTTGATCAATCAAAGGTTGACTATTATGATCACAATGCCAGTTAAAGTGTCCACCAGGATCAGTTCTCTGTATTTGATATCCTAAGTCTTTAATTCTGTCAAGTTCTTCATAGTAAAACTGTTCTCTTAACATTTTCACATATTCGGACACATATGGAGATAGAATATCAAATATTCTACCGTCCATATCATTCCAGTCTTCCAACTTACTGATTACTAAATCCGTTGATACTTTCAAAGTAGGTCCAGTGTAGTTTGGACCATAGATACCACTGATTCCAGAAACTTTCCTGTCATCTGATTCAAATCTCTCAACCATCTCATCACAGATCTCATCCGAAAAAGCGTTGGGATATTCAAGAACTAAATCCATTCCGTACTTCATAGGTGCCTTCTCATATATTTTGATTTCAATTCAGAAACAAGGTATTCCAAACTATTTGTTGATTCCTCAAAAGTATCACAAACAGTATTGTCTTCTCTAGTAATATCATAAATTCTTTCAATATCACCTGCAAATTCTCTATCCAAGATATCCGAATATGCACTGGTAATCCAATTAATTGCCACTAATCTGGTACCCCCCACTACCGGTGCCACGCAATGGGGAATTCCTGTTAAGTATGTAACTGATTGTCCTGCTGGTAGTTTAAACTTCTTCACCTCGTTGTCTACCTTGAGACATAGTTCACCACCTTCATATTCAGAAGGATCTGATAGAAAGGTTGTAGTAGAGTAGTGACCTAGTTCTGGTGCATCAGTATGGATTCCATACTTACCTCCCACATCCATTTTGGAGATAATAGTCCTAGTAATCTCTTTAAATAAAGTAACATAGTAGAGTTCTAAATCTTCAAAGAACCTATCTACAAGTAACTTATCAATTTCAAGATACGCAGGATTATTGGTTATAGCTTGTTGGTTTATCTTATGTTTACTAGAAGAGGTAACTGTTCCACTTTGCCAAACTAAACCTTCATAATTATTTCTGATCTTCAGAAGATCAGTGGGAGAAAGTACCTCCCTCACGTAAATATTATCCATTAGTGTGAATGAACTACTCCGTTTTCATGAACATGAGGTACAGAAGAGTTGTAGAGATGGAACTGACCATGTGACAATCCAGCACCGACGAGTGCAAACAATGCACCAAATAACAAGAACCTTTTCATAAGATTTAATCGTTTGTTTTATTTAGAGTTAGTTTGGAGAACCCGCGATCCTTTTCAAATCGTAGAACACTATCGAAACGTTCGTGGAGTTCTTGTTTGTGACTAATTATGAATACATTAGCATCTTGGACAACATATCTGATGATTTTGAGGAACTCTTCTGTTCCAAAACCATCAAGAGAACTATCAAACACCTCATCCATAATTAGGAGGTTTGTATTCACAGAGTTTCTAACCCTAGCAACTTCTCTCCATGTGAATAGGAGTGCTAGGTCAATCCTCATCTTCTCACCCTCAGAGAAAGAAGAGTAGGAGAAGTTCTCATGAATAGGTGATACTACAGTCTCGTTGAACTCTTCATCTAACTCAAAGTTGATGTAGAACTCCATCATCTGTAGATATCTATTCACCTGTTTATTGATGAATGGGATGTACTTACGGATGATATTAGTCTTTACTCCACCATCTTTCAGTAACTCATAAACAAACTTATTGTTATCCATCTCAGAGTTTCTAGTGGAGAGGGTATCAAATACCCTGGATAGATCATCTTGGAAACGATCTAGTTTCTCTTTCTCTTCTGTTTGGTTATCAATGGAGTGCCTGATAGATCCAATCTCACTTTCGAGATCACCAATATTCATACTGATACTGGTATTCTTTGTGTTGTTGGTACTTACCTGTGTGTTTAGTTCTAGGATTTGTTTGGAGATACTCTTGAACTTTTGCTCTCGGTTCTCTTCACGTTCAATAGTATCTTCTAGTTCTTTGAACCCCTTGTTCATTTCCTTCGCTTTGTCGCCCAACTCAGTTAGTCTGACGCTACGGAACTCCTCATCAATATCCTGAGTACAAGTAGGACAGGAAGCATTGTCTTTGAAGAACTTATGTTCCTTAGTAAGTGTAGTAATTTTCTGGGATATCTTTCCCCTCAGACTACCCAACTTTCGTAGTTTATCAGAAGCATCTTCCAATCCCTCCAACTCACTTTGTAGTTCCTTCAGTTTGGTTAGGGTAGTGATATTTTCAGATTCTAAGGATTGTTTCTGAAACAATAGAGTCTTGATTTTCTCTCCTTTAGATTCAATATTACTCTCACCCTTCTTAGTAATCTCATTGATGAAGTTCTTCTGCATCTCAGACTTATCCCTAAGAGATCCCCTCTTGAGATCTAGAAGTTTAATATCCTCACGGAGTTGTCTGATACGATCTTTAACAATACTTGACATCTGACTAAACACACGGATGTCTAGTAGGTCCTCAATCACATCCCTACGATTAGAGGCAGTGAGTTGCATAAAGGGAACAAAGGTAGATGCTCCAAGGATAATGACCTGAGTAAATGACTTATAATTGACCTTAAGAATATTCTCTTCTAATAGTTTCTGGTTATCTCTATCATCACCACGCTTGTCTAGTAGTTCCCCATCTACTACGATATCAAATACATTAGGTTTGATCCCACGACGAACCAAGTAGTTCTTATTGTTTGTTTCAAACTCAATCTCAACTACACACTTTTTCTCAGTGATACTATTGACTAGTTGCGGTTTTGACACACGCCTAAACGCTTTATTGAATAGGACAAATGTGAGAGCGTCCAATAGAGTAGATTTGCCCGCTCCATTGTTTCCAATGATAAGATTGGTATTATTCATTAGGAAATCAACTTCAATACCCTTGTCTCCAGTGGATAGGAAGTTCTGCCATCTCAGTTTTTTAAACAACAACATAATTAAACTTTCTTGGCATCAGGTGGAATAAACAGGTCATCGGGTTTCACATAGATGTAACTATAACCTTTCTCGTTCAGGGATTCTACCACGGCAGATAGTGGAACCTCATAAACTTCTAGTTCTAGTGTCTCACCCACAATGTATCCTTCATCTTCATTCAACATTATAACATACCTCTCAGCGTCTTCACCTTTCTCAAAGATTAGAACATTCTTCACACCCTCAGATTTGATGGTGTATACATCCATACCCTTTGCTTCTGATGCGGTAATGATATAACATGCGTCTCTCATACCTCACATGCCTCTCGGTAGATCTGAGAGATAAGGTTCTTAATATCATCTTTCTGAATTGAACTATCTTCATAGTCCGCCTCATCCACATATCGATTGAGGATTGATAGAGTATTCTCCTCAATATCTTCTACCTGGAAGTCTTCACCCTCCTGGACGTTGAAGTTCTCTACGATCTTCATGTCTAGGATATTTGTCTTCATAAGTTTGTCTAAAAACTTATCAAAGAGTTTTCTATCAGTATTCTTCCTAACAATAACCTTTACAATCTTACCTTCGTATTCTTTGGCGTTGAAGAGTTTGTAGTTAGTATCTTCATAGTAGATAACAGAGAATAGAGTGTGTGGGTTATTCAGATACTCAAACTCTAGGCTATCGGTATCTAGTAATACAAATCCGCTCTTATCATTCACATCGTTCCAGAACATCTCATAGGGGTTACCTGTGTAGAATATCTTCCCGTTGTTTGAACGAGTGTGGAAGTGTCCTGAGAATACTTTATCGAAGTTGTCGAATACTCCATTGTCTAACTTACCATCCCTGTAAGTATGTCCTCTATATGCCTCAAACCCATCCAGTTCTAGGTGACCAGCAGCAAACTTAGATGTAGAGTTCTTAATCATCCTCAGGGATTCTTCCCTGTTCTCATCACAAATCCAAGGCAGTAGAAGTGTATCCATACCCTCTAGAGTTACCTCTGTAGGACTATGGTAGGTAGTGATATTGTCGTAGTCCTTGAGTAGAAGGTCTGGGGAGTTAGTCCTGTTGGTAGATTTGTAGTAACAATCATGATTGCCTACAATCATATGTACATCGTATTCTGCCATAGGATCGAATACAACTCTCTTTGCCCAGTTCAGTGTTTCAAACCCAATAGACTTTCTACTATCAAAGGCATCGCCCATGTGGAGAATGGTTTTGACACCCCTCTCCTTCAGTGTTGGGAAGAATACTTCAGAGTAGAACTTCTCAAAGTGATCGTGTAGATACTGAGCACCTTTCCTTGCTCCATAATGTGTGTCTGTTAAAACTGCGATCAGACTCATGAGTTTAGTTTGTTGATAATGTTTTCCCTGATGGCATTATAATCGTTCCTATACTCGTTTGTCAAGTTAGTGTCACTTGTCATCAGAGACTCAAAACCAGTCTTCTCGACAATCTTGTTCTTGATATCTAGTTGTCTCTTCTCTCTCTGGATCCTACGCAGGAAAGCATAGTGGATGATCTGAGTGAAGTAGGCAAAAGGATTCCTAGACTTATTAGGATCAAAGTTATGAATATATTGTACGCAGTTCTCAATACCATCCGAGATCATGTCCTCACGGAACATGTAATTAACGAAGTTGGGTTTGTATGAAAGGTGGGTAGCGATCTTAAGGAAACACTCTCCTACGTAGTTACTGATACGTGGTTTAGGTAAGTCTCTTCTCTTTGCAATATCTACCCTATCACGATAATCGATGAGTGCTTCTAGTAACTCTTTGTTATTTACGTAGTGTTCTGATTTAGCTTTTGCCATGTCATTTCCTTAGGATCTGAGTATGTCTATATTATAACACAATAATCCCTTGGGGTTCATACTTGCCATTTGAACCGGTGGTCGTTATAATACTCTTGTGGAGTTGAAAAGGGTTGCTTAGCATTCATCAGGAGAACTTGGCACCTCCTTATAGATCTTCTCCAAAATCTTTCTAAACCTATTCACTGATCCAACATAACCCGTTTCACT